CGAGAAAGCAGAGAATGTAGGCGATGACGGCGTACATGTTGCGAGGTGATGAAAACCCCCTACTTGCATTCTACGGGCCTGTTTTGCATGCCGGTGCCCATCATCGTGCCGAGGGCCTGCTTACATATCTCCGGGATGTTCCGGACGCGATCCGGATGGCAGAGCTTCATCAAGTCTCGATTAGCCTTGCCACGCTTCTCGAAGACTGTCCGGACGCAAGAATCCATGTACTGTTCCACGGGATCCTCGTCTTTGAACCAGAAATGCCATCTGGTCCATGCGGGGCGTGCCCATTGCCGGGATCGACTCTTGAACCGTTGATCACCCATGACGCCTGCGTTTGAAGCCAGCCAATCATGCCACTTCTCTTTGCCATCATCTGCCCACGCCCGCACAAATGGTAATGCCTCAGACAGAGACTTGTGCCAAATGTAAAGGAATGCGATAGCATTGACTATACCACGCTTGTTGACCCAGAAGAATTCTGCAAGCGGCATGTAATAATCAGAGCAAAGCAAACCGATAACGATTGAGAGAACATGCCAACGAAGATCATGGCCAAGGAGCCAATCTGCGAATATGCCCATGACAACTGCAATATAGAGTTGCCAGAAGTAGATCTTACGACGAAAACAAGCTGCACCGAGAAACGACATCAGAAGAGACATCGTGTAGTACTCATGGAGAATTAGGGCACGAAGACATGTGAAACTGATGAAGACGATAGCGAGGATGAATTCGTCGGCGACCTTTGTTGCATCATGGGTGAGATTGATCAACTCCTGAACGTCAGTGAAGACCAGCCACATCAGATAAAACCAGATTACGAAAAGACCCAGAGATATGAATGCCTTATGGATTTTGAATGAAGTGCCGGAGGCAGTGCCGTATGCTGCATGCTCAACTCTTGCGCTGACAACACGCTTGTAACCGCTCGTCTTCACACTGCGGAAGTGAAAAGGGAGGACGAGCGTGCGGAATGCGAGCTGGGTGGCCAAGAAAAGCCATGCGGTTGCCTCAAAGCTGAACCCAATGTACAACGAGAAGACCGTAGGCAGACAGAGCAGGACGTTGACGACTGGGCCGAACAGGCGTAGGTAAACCAGTATGTAAAACTGCACACTAGCAATGATCTCCTCGACGCGTTTCACGACCTTGGCAATCATCCACTTACGATTCTCATAGACGTATGCTGCAATGATGCAGACGATCGAGAGGAGCGTGAGTTGACGGAGACTACCGAATATACCTTTGCCAAGTTGCTTGTGCCACGAGAACTTACCACGGACGACGACGACGTGATGGCCTTCGATCTTGAGAGACAAATCGGAGCCGGTACGCCGTACCCCAAACTTTGTTGCAGCACGGAGGATCTCGTCAGCGCTCATGTGAAAAGCGTGAGTGTGGCGAGAATTCCTATCGGCGGCGCGGATGTCCGGGTGCACATGGTAGCGGAGCCTGAGCTGCGCGACGTAGTTCATGACGTCTTCGATTGGGACGTCGGCGATGAATGCGATGGCTGCCGGAGCGCAACGATCTCGTAGGTCTTCGAACACGACATCGTACCGCCCGGACTGCCTGATGGCCGGCATGAATTCCACGGGGACCTTTGAAGGGCGGAGATTGGCGTAGTACGTGGCCGGGCGGGAGAGGTCGTTGACGGCCGATACGATGTCGTGGGCGTGGACGTGCTCGATGCCGTGCTTGGCCACTAATGCGTTAGTCAGTTCTTCATGTTCTAGTTCGTTGCAAACCAACATATGATCTTGGAATGCAATGCACTCGTTGACGGAGTTCTCGCGCTTGCTCATGCGCATGGTGTATTTTGCAAGAGCACGTGCAGGATCCATGAATGAGCGACCGGTTGACGTGAAGATACGATTTGCGAAATCCAAGTACGGAAGGATGGAGATCTTCTGAGTGACGCCGGTCTCCTTGACCATATTTATCGCCGATTTCAAGCGGGGTAGTACAGGGACGACTGTATTATCGTCACCTTTGCCAATGAAGAGTTCGAACTTGGAGAAGTCAAACGTGCACACTGAAGTGCCGGTGGACATCAAGAAGTTGAACAGCGCGGTGCCAGGCTCGCCGGAGAACAACCTTTCGATGACTTCAAAAAGGAGGCCGAGCATTGTCAGACCCTTGCAGAAGCGCTTGGCGCGCGTCATAAGATAGAGCGAGACAATGGTGTCATCGAAGCCGAGGAATGCGAGAACCTTACCAATGAAGAACCTGTGGACGTTGACGTGCGACGAATCCTGCTGTGACAGATCAATCGACATGCATTCCTTAGCCTTATGTTGACCTGTGGCACGGACGGCGTCGTCGAGTTGTGTGCCTGAATACCCAGAGTCGTATATCACGCCGCCTTTCAGCATGCTCTGCATGATCTTAGTTGCCTGGACGATCAGAGGGCAAATTGTAGCGTTGAGCAGCTTGTTTGTGGCGAGGATACCTTGACCGCACTCGGCACAAAAACCGAAAGCCTTGAATTTGGGCTTGCATTGGCACTTCAAGAAGTACTCATTCTGCAGAGGGCGACCCGAATCGATGAACGGGAGTTCCTCGGCAATCTGGGCGATGCGAAGTGCCTTTGCGTTTCCAAACCAGTGCGAAAACATCGAAGCGACGGATGGAACCTTGACGACGGCATCAGGCCTGATGAATGCGCTAACCCAACGGTCAAACATGATGTCGGCAAGCATGAAAGCCCGCTTGTTAGGGATAGCGACATTCTGCGGCTTGGTATACCTATCGAAAACTGCCAAGACGGATGCAAGGACCTCCGTGTTTGAGAACGGATAACCAATGTGACTATAGAGCGTGGGCTCATGCAAGTCAAGTGACTGGATCCATTCCGGAACGCGAATTCGGACCGCGGGATCAGGTTTCCGGAACCTGATCATGGTCTTGTCGCGAGTCAGGTCAGCGGGTTGTGGCGGCTCCGGATGCAAAGCGTACAACGCCTCCACAAGCCCGGGGGTGATTATGCCGAGGCACGGAGTGTCATCGGCATCTTCGTCATCCTCTTCCACGACAATCGGGCGACCAGCATAGGACATGTGCGTGGCGATGACCTCTTTATCGGCGTTGAAGTTCTCAGGGATGTCGGCCTCGGCATGGTCAAGATCGTCCATGGAAGTGAATGCATGGGAGACCGGATCATTGCGGGAGCCGAAGACGGTGACGCCGCGGCGAACGATTTGGTTCGGTCGAAGACCGCGACGAACAAGAGCCTGGATGAGAGGAGCCTGGTTGCGAGTGCCAGCGGGGACAGTGATCGTGACGGTCTGACGCGCGCGAGTAAGGGCGAGAGCAAATGCATACGGATTTTGCGCAAACGCGGCCTCATCATTTGGGAAACAATGAATGTAGACGTTGTCTGA